TATCAAACGCTCAAAAGAAAAAAGTATTTGGTAATGGAACTAAATGGATGAATTTAGAGGTTATATATCCACAGACAGCAAATGTAATTGACTATGATGTAGCTGAAATAGTATTTCACGGAACTACCGAATATGATAAAAGTGGTAGAGCAAAGGGATACTCAAAAGAAGCGGCTCGTATGTTACAAGGTATGATACAACAAATAAATCAAAATATACAAAAAAGATTTAAAATTAGTAAACCTAATTTTTTAAAGTTAAATAAAGTTCAAGACTTTGGTAAAAAGAAGTCTACATTTTTAAATAAATTAAATAAATTACAATCTCAATATGGATTGAAAGATACAGATACATTGGGTATGTATCATTTGTCATATTGGCAAGAATATATTTATAACGCAGCACAGCAATTTAATGTAAACATAACGGATAGTCAACTAATCAACCTAACTAATCGTTGGGCATTTTTTGACAAATCATATAGTATAGGACAAATTAAAAAAGACTTCAAAGACAATCCAAAATTTATTGATTGGGTAATCAGTACAGATAAACTTGACCAAAACAAAATGTTCAAACAAAACATTAAACCATTTGAGGTATTGTTTTTTCAAGTTGGTGCAGAAATACTTAAAAATATACAAGGATTTTTAGCAGTGTCGCCGGACAAAGCAGTCCAAAAAATTAGACAAGATGTGGTAAAAGCATTAAAAGATTTACAAAAACCAGATAATGTTAGTAAATTAGAAAAATTAAAAATACAAATAGAAAAATTAGAAGCTATCGGTGGGACAAGTTCAATAGTTCCTTCTGAAGGTTTAGTGTTTAAGTATAAAGGTAATATATACAAATTCACGGGAGCATTCGCACCAATCAATCAGATATTAGGTAGTTTAAGATTTTAAGGAGTTATAATGGCAAACAGGTCAAAAGAAGCAGAAAGACAGAATAAAGCACTCAAAGATTTAATGAGTGGTAAAGAACACCAAAAGGAATATATTCAAGTAGGGTATGAGGGTAAACAAGAAAATCTCGGTGGAGAAACCCGTAAGTCAGAACTAACTGATACAATGGCATCAGTAAGAATGCCTTGGTTTTGTCCAAGATGTGATAAAGCAATGAAGAAAAAACTTGATGACAAGTTTTGGAGAACACAAGGACATTGTTTTGATTGTCAAATAGAAATTGAAAACAGAATGAGAATTGAAGGAACATTTGAGGAGTATGCAAAAACTAAGATGTTAGAAAATCAAAAAGCATACTTAAAAGATATGGAACAAAGTTTAGATGACTTTGAAAAAACAGGTGGTAAAAAAGAATGGTTTAATCAGGTTGGTGTAAACAATCCAGAATTAGAATCAGAAAAATGGGAAATGGGTGAAAAGGAATTTGAAAAAACTATTTCAGAAGCAAGAGATTTCATACGAGAAAAAAGAGAAGTCGTAGAAAAAGCAGAACAACAAATAACAGGAGTTAAATAATGGGTATCATTAATGCAATACTAAATCTATTTTTTGGTGGTAATAAAAAACAAGAAGTCAAAGAATTAGATAAACAGATTAAAGTAAAAGACCAAGAAGTTAAAGAACTTGAAAAAGAGGTCGTAAAACTTGAATCAAAGAAAAAAGTAAACAAAAAAGAAGTAGCCAAATTGAAAAGAAAAGTTACTACTACTAAAAAACAGATTGAAAAAGCATCAGAAGCAGTAAAAGAAGATAATGCTGATGACGCAGTTAAATTTTTAAAGAAGTTTAGTAAATAAGCTATATATTTATATATATGAGATATTTAATTTACATATTATTAATCGGGAGTTTATTCGGTCAAGAAGTTACTGAAACTAAAACCTATATCTTTACTGAGGAAGAAGTTTTAGGATTTACCAATACTATTAAGGAATTAGAACTAAAAGATAGTTTAAATGTTTCTTTGGTAGGAGATTTAGAATCACAATTGAAACTTTTTGAAGAAAATTCAGTGATAGACTCAATGTTAATTGCAAACAAAACTATGCAACTCAATCTACTAAAAGACACTAACAAACTACTTGAACAAAAAGTAAAACTAGTTCAACCTAAATGGTATGAAAACAAATGGTTATACTTTACATTTGGAGTAGCTTTGACTGCTACATCAGTTAAATTAGCAGGTCAAATAGTAGACTAATGGCAGAACAAATAAAAGAAGTAATTAAGCAACAATATATTGAGTGTGCACAAGACCCAGCATACTTTATGAAAAAGTATTGTATGATACAGCATCCTATCAAAGGTAAAATACCTTTTGATTTGTATGACTTTCAAGAAAAAACTATTAAAGAGTTCCAAACTGAACGAATGAATGTTATTCTAAAAGCTCGTCAGTTAGGTATTTCTACTTTAACAGCAGGTTATGCATTATGGATGATGACTTTTCATAAAGACAAAAATATATTGGTTATTGCAACTAAACAAGATGTTGCAAAAAACTTGGTTACGAAAGTTCGTGTTATGCACGCAAATTTACCGAGTTGGTTAAAACAACCTTGTGTTGAGGATAACAAACTAAATCTACGATATATGAATGGTTCTCAGATTAAAGCAGTATCATCAGGCCCAGAAGCCGCTCGTTCAGAAGCTCTATCATTATTGATATTAGATGAGGCAGCGTTTATTGATAAGATTGATGATATATGGACAGCATCACAAGCTACTTTAACTACTGGTGGACAATGTATTGCATTATCAACACCTAATGGTGTGGGTAATTGGTTTCATAGGACTTGGGTAGATGCTGAAGAAGGTAGAGGTATGTTTAATCCAATTAAACTACACTGGACGGTTCACCCAGATAGAAATGATGATTGGAGAAAAGAACAAGACACATTACTAGGCCCAAGTGGTGCAGCACAAGAGTGTGATTGTGACTTCCTAACTTCCGGTACTGGTGTGATTGATGCGGTTCTATTAGAAGAGTTAAGAAAAAACTTATGTATAGAACCAGTAGAAAAAAGAGGTATTGATGGAAATATGTGGGTTTGGGAACAACCAAACTACAATAAAGATTATATTGTATGTGCAGATGTTGGTCGTGGAGATTCAGCAGACTATTCCGCATTTCACGTTATTGAGTTAGAAAGTTTAACTCAGGTAGCAGAATACAAAGGTAGAATAAATACCAAAGATTTTGGAAATATGTTGGTTTCAGTTGCAACAGAATATAGTGATGCTCTACTAATTGTAGAGAACAACAATATTGGTTGGGCAACAATCCAACAAATTATAGATAGGGATTATCCTAATCTATTTTATACAAGTAAAGACTTACAATATGTTGATGTTCAACACCAAGTAACGAACAAACATTATAGTGAAGAAAAGAAAATGGTAGCTGGTTTTTCAACGACTTCTAAGACCAGACCACTAATTATTAGTAAGTTAGAAGAGTTTTTTAGAGAGGAAAGTGTAGTGGTTCGTAGTAATCGTTTGATTGATGAACTACTGACTTTTGTCTATATAAATAATAGAGCGCAAGCGATGACCGGATACAATGATGATTTGGTTATGTCGTTCGCTATTGGACTTTGGGTTCGTGATACTGCATTAAGATTACGAACACAAGGTGTGGAATTAACAAAGAAAACTCTCAGTCGAATGATGGACAATGAGGGTTTATACACCAACGAAGATGTCAATAAAAATGACAGCTGGGATTGGGAAACAGGAAAAGAAAAAGAGTCATTAGAGTGGCTTTTATAAAGTGAGGTAATTATGGCAGATACAACATTATTTGGTAGACTACGAAGGTTATTTAGTACAAATGTAATCGTTCGTAATGTCGGTGGTAAAAAATTAAAGATAGCCGATACAGACCAGGTACAAAAACAAGTAAAATCACATTTAGTTGATAGATACTCAAAACTACACACTAACTTAGATTTAGTTGGTATGGGATATTCAACGGTACATCAAGTAATGGCAGCAAGGTTAGCATTGTTTAAAGATTATGAATCAATGGACTCAGACCCAATTATATCATCTGCATTAGATATATATTCAGATGAATCTACAATGAAAGGTGAATATGGTCAAGTTATAGAGGTTAAATCTGATAATAATAACATAAAACAAATACTAGAAAACTTGTTTTACGATATTATGAATGTTGAATTTAATTTATGGCCTTGGGTTCGTAATATGGTTAAGTATGGTGATTTCTTTTTATATTTAGATGTCAGTGAAAAGTATGGTATTACAAATGTAGTCCCACTTTCACCTTATGAAGTCATAAGAGCAGAGGGTGAAGACCCAGAAAATCCATACTACACTAAGTTCTATTTAGAATCAATAGAAGGAGCACACCCTTATTTTGGACAAAAGAATAGTGGTAAAGGAAAAGTAGAATTTGAAAACTTCCAAATCGCACACTTTAGATTAGCAAACGATAGTAATTTCTTACCTTACGGAAAATCTATGGTTGAAGCAACTCGTAAGATTTGGAAACAATTAACACTTATGGAAGACGCTATGTTAATTCACAGAATTATGAGAGCACCTTCTAAACGAGTATTCAAGATTGATATAGGAAATATACCACCAAACGAAGTTGACAATTATATGCAAAGAATTATCAACAAGATGAAAAAGACACCAATACTTGATGAAAAAACAGGTGAGTATAATTTAAGATACAACATACAAAACTTAACAGAAGACTTTTTCTTACCGGTTCGTGGTGGAGATAGTGGAACTGAAATTAGTGAATTAAGTGGTATTGATTACGACTCAACAGAAGATGTTGAATACTTAAAAAACAAACTATTATCATCACTAAGAATACCAAAAGCATTCTTAGGGTTTGATGAAAATGTTGGTGGTAAAGCAACACTTGCAGCAGAAGATGTAAGATTCGCAAGAACCATAGAAAGAATACAAAGAATTATAATATCAGAGTTAACAAAGATTGCAGTTGTTCACTTATATTCACAAGGATATACAGACGAAGACTTAGTAAACTTTGAATTAGAGTTAGCAAGTCCTTCAACAATGTATGAACAAGAGAAGATTGAATTGTTTGGACAAAAAGTAAACTTAGCTCGTGATATGATACAAGATAAAATTTTACCTTATCAGTGGATTTATGACAACATATTTAACTTTTCTGACAAAGAAAAGGTTGAAATTGAGAATCAAATCATTGATGACCAAAAACAGAAATTCAGACACTCACAGATTGAAATGGAAGGTAATGACCCAATGTCATCAGGAGAGTCAATCGGAACCCCAAGTGATATGGCAGCCGTGGGTATCGGACAAGACGATGCTCAAACACCACCGGATACCGTAGCAGGTTCTATATTTGACCCATTTGATGACGGAGAAGATGAAAGACCAGAAGACCAACAAGGTGGTCGTCCACCAGAAATGAATAAACCATTCAAAGATAGTGGAGCAAGAGGTCGTGACCCATTAGGGAAACAAACAAAAAATCGTAGAGGTTTAGCATTAGCACACTACGATGCGTTAAAATCAACAATGGGTAATAAAAAGTCAAAAGATATAATACAAGAAACTAACCAAGTTGATGAATTAGAAAAAGAATATAATGAATATAAAGAGGAAAAAGGTAAAGAATAATAACCGATTTCTTGAAAGTTTTATATTTATTATTGATAAAATACAGAAAAATACTTTGGAGCTCAAATGTCTTATGTTAAACATAATAAGATAAAGAATACAGGTATTCTTTATGAACTATTATCACGTCAAATAACTGTTGATGTTATTAACGATGATAAAAAATCTAAATCAGTTAAATTATTTAAAGAATTCTTTAATAAAAATACTGAATTAGGTAAAGAATATGAATTATATTCAATCTTATTGAACAAAAAATACAAAAACTTGACTCACGCATCTTCCTTACTAGAAGCAGTAGTTAAAAGTCGTAGAAAATTGTCTAATCGTAGATTGGCAAACGAAAAATACAACCTAATCAAAACAATCAAAGAAAATTATGATATAAAAGACTTCTTTAATACAAGAATTCCTAACTTTAAAGTTATGGCGTCAGTATATCGTGTTTTCCAGACAGAAGTAGGTAAAGAAGACTTTGGGCCAGTCCAAAAAACTGATTCATCAATAACAATTACCGAGCATATCACTCAAACTAAACAATCCAGAGTAAAAAAACAGAATTTAAGTGAATATTCAGAACAAGACAAAGACTTAAGATTGTTAAGTTATCAATTATTAGTAGATAAATTTAATTCTAAGTATAAATCTCTTAATGAAAGTCAAAAAAACTTATTGAAACAATATATCAATAATGTATCTAATACAAATTCATTAAAAGAATTTATCGATTCAGAAGTAGTAAAAATCAAACGAGCTCTAAAAGCATTACTTCCAAAAGTAAACGATAAAATTACTAAAATTAAATTATCAGAAGCTATTGATTATACTGACTCGGCTACAAAAGGAAAAATCGTGAAAGACAAACACGTGGTTGCATTGATGAGATACTATGAATTAATTAAGGAAATCAAAAATGTCCAAACACGACAAAATAGCTAAGTTAAAAGAATATATCAAGAACTATGTCATTAAGGAATTAGAAAAAGACGAAGAACTTGATGAAGCTTCTACAACTGCATCAGCCGGTGCAGCAAACCCAATGGGAACTGGTATTTACTACGATACACCATACGCATTCAGAAGTAAAAAGAAAAAAGATAAAAAGAAACTTAAAAAGATTACTCGTGCCGGTGGATACAAACCAGTAAAAGAAGATATGGATGTTGGTCATCAAGACAACGAACCGGATATGTTAAAATCTACTGCATTAGAAATTAGAGAGTATGGTAAGAAACTATATGACGCACTAGACAAATACGACAAAATGGAAGGTGAAGTTGACTTTCCTAATTGGTGGCAGTCTAAATTAACTATTTCAAAAGAATATTTACAAAAAGCATTTCATTATTTAGATTCAGAAGAAAAGAAAGACGGAGTTCAGGAATCAGTAAATGAATCAAAAGAATTAGACACAATAGAAAAAATAGTGAAATCTGCAAAAAACTTTATGGGTGTTGGTAATGCATTAAAAAAGGTTGGAATTAAATCTGATTTCCAAACAAGTATGGGATTACCACGATATACATTTAAGTTGAATGGTAAAAGATATGGTATTTTAAATAAGAAAAATGTTTCTAAACCAGATAGAGTTGTTGGTGATATTGCATTTGGTGTAATGGAATCAATAAACGAATCACAACCATTTGCAGACTTTACACAATTTCCAAAACTATCAAGAGCACAACAAGAATCTCTTGATGAATTATTTGGATTTGCAGAATCATATCAGATATACAACGCATTTGAAAAAGACCCTAAAAAGTTTATCAAAACATTAGATGATATGGCAAAGATTAGAAAATCATCTAACAAAAAACCAAAAGGTGTTAATTTTAACAAAGGTAAAAAACAATTTGTTAAAGAAATCGCTAATCAAGAAATTAGTGCATTACAAAATCTTGAAAAAGGTTTAGATAAACTACGAAAAGATTATGTGAAAATTATGAGTATAGGTGATAAAACACTTAAAAACAAACAATACAATGATTATTATGATTATATTTTAAACGCTCAAAAAGGAATAGGAAGCCTTACACAAACTTTAAAAAGAAAACAAATGTTAGGTGAAGGTCGTTATCACGATTGGAGAAATGACGAATCAATGACACCAAAACAAAAAGTTGGTCGTTCAATGAGAGAAATTAGAGACGCATTAAATGAATTAGACAGAACCGTAAAGATGAATCTCAAACTTAAAACAGAATTAAAAATGAAGTCAGAAGACTATTGGAAAAATACACACAAAGCATTAACAAAAATTTCAGAAAGATTAGTTAAGATGGCGAATAAAATAGGAAATTTAAAATGAAACAAGTTATTGTAGATTATATACCATTTAGTTTAACACCAAAACAGATTAATGAATCAATGAAAGAAAACAACGGAAAGTTGGTGGTAAAGGG